CGCGAATTAAGAGACGCCTTTAAGAAGGCCGTGCGTAAGAGTGGTGATAATGAATGGCTATACTATGCTGCAGGGTGTCTTACATATACACCTACACATAGTTTAGATGCGTCAACGCTCTATTGTCTAAAGGAGGATAGCGGAGTTGTACCGCCTCAAAGGTATATCTTTCCTGAGAATACCTACTTAGGAAGAGATTTAGTTCCCTACGAGTCCATGTACCCATGGCAACAATCAATTATGGATATGATCGTCGGTACCATTCCCGACGAAAGAGCCATCCATTTAGTTGTTGATCCAATAGGGAACAGTGGAAAAAGTACTTTAACAAAAGGACTTGGTTACAAACATGACGCGTGCGTTATGCCGTTAGGGCTTACATCAGCCCAAATGAAAAGCGCGATTGTCGGGAACGGCCCAAAAAACATTTATGTTATTGATCTTCCTCGTAACAATCGTTCTTACGTTGAAATTTTCGACACTATCGAAGAGATTAAACGTGGTTTTGTTATTTCGTGTTTCCACGGAAAACTACAACAGTTGTATATGCAACGTCCACATATTGTATGCTTTACAAATGAATTTCCGGACTTGTCATATTTATCAATGGATATGTGGTATATCTACACAATATCGACATCTGGTAAACGTCTTGAGCCCCAAGATAAGTGGCAGATTCTTCGTTTTCAGCGCCAAAACAAGCCTGAAAAAAATATATCTAAGAACTTCTTAGGTTCATTAGAGAACATTTAGGGGTTTATTTACTGAATGACAGCCTTGCGCTAATAAACCCCGACCGAATGGTCGTCGGTTGGATTGAGGGCTCGGCTCAAATTTATTCATAACTTGAAATAAAATATGCTTTTATATAGACTAGCACAAGGGCTTGGAGCCCGACGTAGAAGAAAAAACAGCAGACCGGCCGTAGGGCCACTAAAGCCTGATGTTTTACCTAGCATGCCAAAATCGGCTGCTAGAATTGCTGAAATGCCGCCTGAAGAACTGAAGGTGCAACAAAAACGTACGACCGCAAGTGCAAAGCACATGAAGACGGAGCCCGTGGAAATGTCATCGCCAACGCCGATTTCCGGGCGTAGTGTAGGCGGACGTTCACCTCGTGCAAATTCTACACGAATGCCGAGCACGCCAGATATAATTATGCCGATGGGGAATACTCACTATCGCGGTACGTTTTCAAACAAAACGATCGAATACCAGGATGAGTTATCTCCTCCTGGACCAATTATTCTGGATTATGAGTGCCGACAAAACGGCTCTACGAAAAGGTTAGACATGTACAAAAAAATGTACAAAGGCTCAACCTATGAGATTGACACTCCTACTTTAAAAGTAGGCGGGTCACAAGAACAAAAAGATAAAAAACTACAGCCATCAACTATGGCTGGGTATGGGCGAAGTAATATACACTGGCCATACGCCTGGAATGATTACAACAGCATTAGTGCTGGTAAGTTAACTTCCAGAACCGGATGTTTCACTAGAACACAGATCGAAAATACAATTTATGAGATCTTTAGAGCGGCAGGGCCGTTCACGACGTATCCGAGTATTGAAGATATCGTAGCGTCGATTGAAAAATCAGTTGGTGGTGACCAACGTATCGATTTTCCATTAGACTACATAGAGTGTCAGTATAAATACCTAAATAATAACGTTTCATTACCAATGGAACTTAGTCTTTATTTATGTGTACCAAAACGTAACATGACTGCTGCACACAGCCCAATGTACGATTGGTTTGATCCCTTTACTTCTACAAGTGATCCCGAGCTTATGCTTACGGATTATGCCTACAATCCTGTGCTTACAGCTTCGAATGAAGTGATGTTTCAACTTCAAGCGCCTCAACCATCCGGTACGATAACGGGTGTTAGTATGGTTGCCAACCGTAATAACATTCTTACCGCTTCAACGGAAGTTGTGCCTGAGGCTACGCCGCAAGGTTTTAGTTCCAAATTTCGTAGAAACTGGGATGTAAAGCATGTTCAAAAAATCATCTTACAGCCCCAGCAAGAGCTTGTTTTAAACTTAAAGGTTAAAATGTCAAAGCTTCTTGACTTTAAACAATTTTTATCGTATGATGTAAATGGGGATAAATTTGAACTATTCAAAGATATGTCAATTTTCCCAATGCTAAAGTTCCGTGGTTACGAAACTACTGGAGTATCCAAAGGTCTAAAACGCGTAGCACTTGCGAAAACGCAAAATAGATTCTTAACTACTACGGCACCTCGTTCTGGTCCGTGTATGTTAAGTAGCACGATGGAAATTACTTCACGTTGTTACGTAACGAATAATTATCCTCGTGGTATGGGCTCTGCTATTCAAGCTGGGGATGTTCTGGATTGTTTCCAGACAACAAAACGTGAATTAGAAAGCTATAATTCGCTGGAGAGAGGCGAAAATAATTCTTATTTCCGCGTAAGCGACAACTTAGGGTATTTTTCTGATGAGGATACTCAACCTCCGACAAATACCTTCTACACGTCAGTAGTAGAATTAAATGTGAAGAATGTAGTTGGACCTGTTCCATCTTCTGATGCAACATTACTGGCTCAAGCCAGCAATTATTTACCTGTAGCCAGCAGCGATAAAGATTGGGGTGTAGTGGAAGTTAAGACAACTACACGTAATATTCTGCGTCAATCTGAAGCAGATATAAAAAAATCTTAATATTTTTGATATATTTCCGTGAATTTAAGATTTATGGTGTATAATATAAGTAGGAAGTATTCCTACTTCTAATTTCCATGAATTTAGGGGAGACTGAAAAGATTCTCCCCGCCAAAATTTAATTGTTTACAAATTAATGAAAAAGAAATGTCCAGCATTAACTTCCTGGTCTTTCACTTACCAGGAAACTGTTAACAACAAGATTCCGCCTCCAGAGGACATTACTAATTTATTTAGTATGTTAAACGCAACCCATTATGCATTTCAAATGGAGAAGGGCTCAAAGTCTTTACGTTTGCATTGGCAGGGAAATGTAAAATTTAAAAAACCCATTACTGGCCGCGAATTAAGAGACGCCTTTAAGAAGGCCGTGCGTAAGAGTGGTGATAATGAATGGCTATACTATGCTGCAGGGTGT